TTTGGCTTTCTTGAGCCTTCTTTATATACTGGAATTTGATATATGCCAAGTTGTTTTGACCAGTCTCTTGAAATGAATCCCACTTGCTTTGCAGCATCCAGTCTTACTTTCTCTGGGTCAACACGTTCAACTTTCAGCTTCTTTCCAGTATCTGGGTCAACGTGAACGATGAAGAATATCTGATTATGGATGATAAAATCCCTTGTAATCTGAGGTATAATCTTCTTAAGCTTGTTTCTTTTGATGAAATACTTAAGATCAGTCTGAGCCTTCACATCAGCATCTCCATTTTGAATCTCGAATCCACCTCCAGTAATAGCATTCTTTTTGAATTCTATGATACCTCCATGTAGAGGAGAGGTGTAATAAAGCTGATTAAGAACCTGCGGAAACAAGTTATCAGAACCGAATCTAACAAAGCCTGAGTGGCCTATATAGTCATCAGAAATGAATGGCTTGGTCAAGTCACCTTTGCCGATCTTTAGGAAAGGAGTTGAAAAGCTTTGCTTGCCAAATGTGGACCTTGAATCTGCAGGCTTATTTGCAGCTTTTAATTCTTGTTTTTTATTTCTATTGAATAATCCCATATCTTAATTATAAATATTTTGTGTGTTTAACTTATCGTCATCTGACATCTCCACAACCAATCTACCACTCTCGATTATGCTGCCTGTTGTAGCACTTATAGAGAGCGTTGATGCAGTAGCTTCATATACCTCATACCTATATTGTCCACTATCAAGGTTTAAAGCCACGGAAGTACCTCCTGTGGTCGAACCTGAGCTGCTAAGCTCAATATCAAACATATCATATCTATTGGTATAGCTTGAATCGTTTGAAGTGGTGAAGAATATCTCATCCTGATTCGGAAAAGTCTGAAACTCATTAATGAATACAAAAAGAAACTCAGGATTGGACAGCTGAGAACTCTCCGTAAGAGTTAATATAACTGTGTTTATATTGTCTTTCTGCAGGTAAATCATCTTGTTTATATATAATTGTTTTTGACAGATTTATTGTTCAACAAAAAAGCTCCCAGGAGGACCCCAGGAGCTTCAAAAACACACTTAATGATTAAGTGTTAGAGTTTTTATATAAGTGCAAGCACATCAGCCTCATCCATAAAGTATGAGAGATTCTCAGCCTCCCCTTGGAAGGTGATTGTGTATTTACTTCCCTCAGCTTTAGCGGCACCCGAACCATCTGCTACTGTCTCCAGTTGCATATCTTCGAAGTACACGTACTCTCCTGAGTTCATTTTTACGATTATAGCGAGACGTCTTTGTCCTTCGCCAAGTATATTAATCTTTCTTGATTTGCCAGCATCTCTACCGTGAAGTGGAATTGTGATCGTTTTGTTATAAATCACGGCTCCAGCATTATCTCTCGTGTAGTCTTCAGTATAAGAACCTGAGTTCTTTCTGAATTCAACAGTCTCAAGTGTAGTAGAGGCAGATAAACTCATAGTCCAAGCAGTTGTGTTTGGAGTTTCGGTTACGATGTTATCTCTATCAGTAAGATAGACTGCATCAATACCACCTATGGTTTTGTCCCCGCAATCAAATAAGATTGATTCAACATTATTACAAGCCATTTTTTCTTAGTTTTATTTGTTAATATTCAAAAAAAAATGGAGGAGTATTTGACCCCTCCACTTAATTTATTTATCTATTGTGTCTATCTTACAGTCCGTAAGTAACGAATTCTTCTACGTTAACATAGTCAACACCGAATGTGAAGTCAGAGATAGTTCTCAACTTTCTGTCACCAGTTGTTGCCTTCATATTGATCGTGATCAATTCAGAAGCTGGAGATACAAGGTCAGTTAAGAATACAAAGTTAGATTCTCTTGAAGAGATCATAGTGTCGTTTGACATACCCTTCGCTTCAACAAGTCTCACATCTATGAAGTTCATATCTGGAACTCTGTTCACGTAAAGCTCAGCAGATGCAGAAGCAACAGCTACTCTAAACGCTTGAGCTACATTTGAAGAAACGAAGATAACAACGTTGTCTTTATCAAGCTCTGAAGGAATCAAGTTGTAAACTTTTGTAAGCTCATCAATTACGTTTGAAGCAGTTACAGTTGTACCAGCCTCGCTAAGAGTTACACCAGTATCGTTACCTAACTTCTTCTCTAAACCGTCACACTTGTTAAGGTAAGTTGTACCTGTAAGTGATGTGTCTCCTCTCCAAGTAAGTCTTTCAAGGTTGTCGTTAAGTTTAGCACCCAATCTTTCGTAGTAGTGTGCAAGGAACTCTGGAGTTAATCCTTGAGTGTTTCCAAAATCAATTGAATTTCCTTTACCCATATACTCAGCAACGAAAGAGTTTTGAAGGTCATATTGACAGATTTCAACACCAACTCCTAACTTGCAAGGCTCCATTTCTTTTGCCCCAAGGTTAGCATCAGTTGCTGCAAAATCACAATCAGCCTCTTGGATGATGTCATCAAACTCAAGTGAACCAACTTTAATCTTACTGTTTACGTTTAAGAATGGTCTAAAGTAAGATGTTGAACGTTCGCTCAATAGTGCTTTAGAAAACCATTCCTGTGGATTTACAACGTGTGCTGCATTAATAGTATCCACATCTAATTCGAATAAATATTTTTTAGCCATTTTATTTGTTTTAATTTAATTGTTTATATTGTGAAAATGTTCATTTTTAAACATTTCGTGTTAATTTTTACTTACCAAAAGCTTGGTGAAACGCAAGTGCTTTCTTCACTTTTCTTTCGTGAGCACTCATTTCTATTTTCTCATCTTCCTCTTCTTTAGAGTTGATGTCTTCAAGCTTCATTTTAAGATCAGCAATCATCTCTGTGATTCCAGAAAGCTTTTCTTCAACCTTCTTGTTAACCATCTCAGCGATTTTTTCATCCTCCATAGGAGCATCTTCTGCTTTAGGCTCTTCGTCCTTTGGCATATCTTCAGCAGCTTCAACTTTAGGCTCTTCGTCCTTTGGCATATCTTCAGCAGCTTCAACTTTAGGCTCGTCCTCTTTAGGCATATCCTCTGCTTTTACTTCTTCCTTTGGAGCATCTTCTTTAGGCATATCAGCAGCTTCAACTTCAGCTTCAAGCTTTTCATCCTTTGGCATATCAGCAGCTTCAACTTCACCCTTAGGTGCTTCCTCGTTAGATTCTGGCTCTTTGATCTCTTTAATATCTCCGTCTTTTACAACGTAGATTTTACCATCAATCATCCACTCTCCATCTGGAAGGTTAAATTCTTGTTTTTTCATTTGTTCTTTTTTTATGTTATCAATTATATCACCTAAATCTTCATCTATAAGTGACAGGAAGCCCTCTATTGAGAAGGCTGTTCTTTCATTATCTACTATGTCTTTGAAATATTCTTCATCAGTTATCTGAGCTACAATCACTACAGAGCCAACTGGAACCTCGAATTTATACTCATCCTTTATGAACTTTGCTTTGCTCTCAGTATCAACAAGAATGGCCTCCAATATGTATGCTGGAACCTGCTCCTTGCTATGCTCTTTATTGAATACTCCGCTATTGCTTGATAGCTGTTGCATAAACTTCTTATAGATTTCCTCTATCTCTCCCTTTGTGAATACAACTTCGTACTCATATCCGTCCTCATTTCTGTAGACATCTCCAGGTATCATAATAGGAGCAACAACCCTCATCTTAGGCTCATCAGCAAACTTCATCTTCTCTTGCTTTTGAGAAGAGAAAGCAAAACCCTTCACCTTAATGGCAGGATTCTTAACGAAAGCGATCTGGTCAATACCCAGCTCTTCCTCTGAAGTCTCATCATCAATCGTGATGATATATTTATCGAGCTTTTCTTTCTTCATACCATTATTGTTTTCTGTTAAAAAATCGTTCAAAAACAGTTTATTATATACAAACAATTAACATAGAGTTAAATAAAACACATTAAATATGATTGAGATTGAATTCCCACACAAAACCTATAATGTAATTAACAAGTTCGAGGAGCTATCCATCGACCAATATGAAGAGATAAGCACGATGCTTATGGATGCAAAGAAAGATGCATTTGAGAAGCATTTTGAGCTGCTTGTATATCTCGGGGTAGATGAAGATGATGTTGACCTTATGGATATGAAGAGCGTCCTTACCTTTGTAAAGGAGTTCCATTCCAGCAAGCTTGATATACAATTTAAGGATAAGTTTGAGATTGATGGGTATGAATACATAGGCATACCAGAGGGGCACGATAACCCTGTGATCAGTCCAAAGGTCCTAAAGAAGATTGAGCAGCTTGTTAAGAGCAGGCACAAGGGATATATAGCAGAGATATTTGCTGTTATGATCAAGCGTTCTGATCTAAGTGGTAAAGAGCATTATGAAAATGCACACATCAAACAGAAAAGGGACCTTGTTAGAAAGCAACTTGATGCTGCAGACATCCTTCCATATGTTGTATATGCAACGGAGAACATCCTAACCAACATAAAAGATATTACAGATGAGCTTTCTTAATGGTATAGAGCTTCCAGTTGATTGGAGTGATATTACTGTTGATGAATTTAATGAACTGAACTCCATAGATAGAGAAGAACACGGCTTCTTTGGCTATATGTTGGAGAGGTATTGCATTTTGGCTGGTATTGATTCTGATGATGACAGGATTGAAGATGTGCCGATTAAAGAGCTCAATAAAGAGATTACAAAACTCAAGTTCTTGAATATTCAGCCCTCATTTCAGGTGCAAAAGAAGGTCCAGGACAAGAAACTCATTCCATTTAACAAGCTTACACTCGGTGCATTTATAGATTTAGAATATTATATTCAAGATCACGTTAAAAGTATAAGCAAGATATTCGCTGTGCTCTACAGAAACTACAAGCAAGATGAGTGGGGCAACGAAATATATGAGCCATACACATTTGATATGAACGTGAGAGAAGCAGAATTCGATATGATGCACATCAAGGAACTGTATGCTGTTGTTGGTGAATATATCAAGTGGAGAAATCAGCTGATAGATACATATAAGGTTCTATTTGATGGTGGCGAAACAAACGAAGAATTAACAGAGGAAGAAACAGAAGGACTTCAATCCCACGAAATACAACAACTAAAAAGAGATATTGAACGACAAGAGAGTCTAAAGAAGTTCTCCTGGCAAAAGCTTGTGTTTGATCTGGCTGGAGAGGACATAACCAAGATGAAAAGTGTCTTCGAACTACCTGCCCTGCTTGTGTTTAACAATATGTCGATGAATGCTGTGTTGACGAAAAACAAATAAGCGAAAAATCTGCTGAAACTTTTTGACCCAAATCTTACAAGCCTTTATCGAACCCATCCTCAAAGTCCTGCTCTAACTGGTCTCCCATAAAGTCCTCAATAAGGCTCTGAGCCCTCTTGGTATCAAGGAAGTTTTGAAGGAAGTTTCCCTTTTCTAAATATAGAATATACTCCTCTGCATCCAGGTTGATCTCCAGTTTCATAGTCTCAGCATCAAAGCTGTTGTTGAACTTCACGGATTTCAATAGTTTACCAGAAGAAACAAAGCCCTTTTTCTTGATGTAAGATTTAAGGGCCTTGGTTAAGTATGTATTTAGTTGTGTAACTGTCATTAATCAGGTATTGCGCAATCATTATAAGTATCAGCATAGATGTTCAAGTCCATATATACACCTGCCGTGTAGTCATTTGTACCGTCATTCACCCATTCAATTATAGGCGCTTGCCCCTCAAGTACATCGAAATTAGCTGAACCATCCACAAAGTATCTATACACATCGTTGAGCACAAGGTGTGCATCTGATGTGATTGTAAGCCAGTTGCTCCTATCCTTTTGAATTATATCAAGGCAGTAGAACCTCAACCTAAAGATATTCTGGTTATAGCCAAGTGTAGACCCAGGTATAAGCGTAACGAAGAGTATTGGATAGCTCTCGTCCTCTGTAGTGAGAACAGAAAGCTGGTCCTCAGCCTCGAAGAAATACCTCTGGATTACCTTGTGATTACCCGCAAAAGCAGATAACTCGCTATCTAATTGTATTAAACTTATGTCATTCATAATCTTATAGTTGTGCTGATTGTGTTAAATTTTGAACAGTTTGTTGAGTTCCTGTTACTTCGCTTTCAGATACAGTCACCTGGTTATTGATGTTGATGGAATTTCCACCAGCACTTACGTTGTTTGCATCGGTTGTATCACCTTGTCCTGGGTTCTCAAAGTTCACGCTTGGTAATGCTCTTGTTGCTTGTCCTGCACCTCCAGCTGATGCTCCTGCACCAGAAACACCTGCTGCACCACCTCCGCCACCACCTTGGTAGCTTGTAGACTTTATCTTCTTGATATTGGCTGCAGTTGTGGCTGCTACAACACCAGCGTTTATAACTTTAAGAACAGTACCAAAAGGCTCAGGGATTGTAGATTGAGCTGTTAGGGCGTTGATCACACCTTGAATACCAGCCATCGTTGCAGCGGCAATTTGAAGCTTCTTGTTTCTTTCAAAACCTTGCTTTCTTAATTGCTCTTGTCTCTCTTCATTTCCTTCAGCAGCAGCAATCTGTGCTTCATTTGAAACTTGAGCAAGATTTGTTATTGCGTTGAATGCTCCTTGTGCCTCACCAAGTTGTGATTGAAAGCTTGCTATTTTAGCATCACGAACATCCTTGTTTATTTGCTTGATCTTATCTCCAAGGTTCTTCTCTATTTGTGCTTCTCTTTCAGCATACTCTTGTTTGGTTATTATGCCAGCCTCAAGCCTTTGCTTTTCGATTTCAAGCATTTGCTCAGCTTCTAATTGTGCAGCTTCAGTTGCAGACATACCTTCCTCACCACCCTTAAGAGCGTTGAGTTGCTCTTCTGTATTTTTCTCAAGAGCTATTTTTGCAGCGTTGAATTGCTCCAAAGTGATAAGCTCATTCTCAAGTTGAGTTTTAAGAAGTTCCAATCTTTCATCAGCAGCATCTAAAATATTCTCCTTCTGTGTTAAGAATTGGTTGCCTTCAAATTCAAGCATCATCTCCTTAAGCACTTTTTGAGCCTCTTCCTGGGATTGAATCTTGAGTTCTTTCTTTTGCTTTTCTCTTTCTTCTGTCTTTTCTACAGACTCATTCTCGATTCTATCAACCTCATCAGCATACCACTTATCCCATTCAATTTTTGCCTCAGCACTCATCTCAGAGAAATCAATATCCTCCTGTTGACGTTCAAGCTTTGTAAGCTGCGCCTCTTTATTTCTCTCAATTTCATCCTCGATCATATCAATCTCGTTGTCCCTTCTCTTACGTTGAAGGTCAATAATGAAATCTGTAGTTCTCTCTTGTCTTTCACGAGCCTGTTTTGCCCATTCTTCCCTCTTGGCTTCAAGCTCTTTTGCTTTATCCTCTTCTGTTTTCTTAAGCTCTTCAGCCTCTTTTTTGGCAGCATCAATTCTATCCTGAGCTACTTGTGCTTCGAATAACTTAACCTCTTGAGCTGATTCTCTCCTTGCTATTTTAAGCCCTTCTATGGCCTCTATTTGCTCCTTGTATTCATCAGAATCCTTGCCGTGTAGTTTAGCTAAGTGCTTGGCATTTTCTCGTGCTATATTAAGCTCCTCTGTAGCGTTTGCTCTGATCTCTTGAAGCTTCTCTCTTTCAAGTTGAGTTGTATCCTCACCAGCGATCTTACGCATATCAATCTCTTGTTGAAGTGCATCAACTGTTGATTCGCTTACTTTCTTGTTGCTCTCAAGTAGCTTCTCATTTCGCTCTAATTGAGCTTCGGCATAGTCCTCACCAGCATTATCTGTCCATCCGAACCAATCTGTTAAGGCTTTTAAGCCATCAATAAGGGCATTAATTGGAATCATTATCCATTCAAATACCTTACCTATACCATCCATTATAACCTCAAGGAGTCCAAGCTCATCCATAAGGGCTACAATAGCCGCTACAAGTCCAGCAATAACACCAGCAATTAAGAATAATGGGTTGGTTAGAAGTGTTTTTCCAAGGTTAACAAAGGTAGAACCAAGTGATTTTAATGACTTGATAGCAGAACCAAAAGTCATTTTCTTTGAAATATTGGCAATACGACCAGCACTCTCAGCTGCAGATTCGAAATCCAAGCTGGCAAGTGAGGACCCAACAGAGCCAAGTCCAGTTGAAATCTTGGTTAGTTCTGAACCAGAGTTGGATAGCTCACGCACCGCATCTTCTGTACGTGCTATTTGTGTCTCTAAGTCACCTGCTTCAAGGGCAAGTTTGTTGAATGTGTCAACATCCTTTGTATCAAGCATCTCTGATTTGATCGCTTCAATACGTTTCCTTGTCTCCTCAAGTGAGTTAGATTCTACTTCTACTTTTATCTTTGCCATTTTCTAATATTGTTTATTATGGTGCATCTGATACACGATCAGCCTCAACCATATTTACTGAGATTAAATCTGTATCTGCTGTACCTTTAACGTTGACGATGTTCCATTTGCTTCCATCCCAGTTATCTGAAGCGTCATCACCCATTCTATACCACGCAAGGCAGTTTGAAGAGTATGCACTCATATCTGATATGTCATATGCATCACCTGAGTTATACATCTCTGTTACCTCAGAAGAGCTGAGGGATTTATCCCAGAATGTGATCTCATCAAGCTCTCCTCCAAAACCTCTTGAAGGTAGGTTTGCTCCGAATCCAGCGAAGTCAGCAGTTGCTACATAACCTCTTTTTGATTCTGTTGCTTGATTTTCAAAGTATTTCTGTGTTGTATTAACCGTTTGACCATCCCAAGCAGTCACTTCAACACCATTAATATACAGCTTTGCAATCTCTGATGCTGTTGTTTCTGAGTGATCATATACAAAGCAGTAGTGAACCCATCCATCAGAATTTGAGAATGTTTGTGTTGTTTGTAAATTAACAGTTTCATTTGTTAAATCATACTGTCCATATACTTTGAATCTATTGCTTGTGTCTAAACTAATTTTAAAGCATCTATCATCACCCTGGTAGTTTTCGTATTTAGCAAATATAATTCTTGTCTCTGAAGCAGCAGAATCATCCACTTTGAACCATCCAGATACAGAGAAGTTAGGAGTTGTGTCTCTAAGTGCTGTATCAATAGCATTCGATTTGTTATCAATTCTAAGGTACTCTATATTTGAAGATGTTAATGTGAAATCAGAATTCATAGAATACGTATTTACAAACGTTGCAGCTGTTAATGTGCTCACATCATACCTTGCACTATAATCACCATCATTACTACCTATGTTTGTACGCACTTGAAACTCATATGCTGTATCAGCAGAGAGTCCTGTGATGCTCTTAGAGCTCGTAGATGCAGTAACTATTGTGCCTGAACCTGTAGAGAATCCATCAAGTCCATACTCAACTTCATATGAATCTGCATCCGCTACAGCGTCCCAGCCTGCCGTAAAGCTGCTTGAATCTATACTTGTAGCTGTTAGGTTGGTTGGTGTTCCAATCGTGTTTGTATCGGCAACTACAAGGCTCGTATAATTAGAGAATGTACCAGCTGATATGATCGCTCTTACACGTAATTGATATGATGTCTCAGGGTTCAAAGATGTGATTTGATATGAGTTTGTAACTGCTGTATCAAAGTTTCCACCCACTCCAGCAGGACCATATTCAACCTCCCAGGATGTTTCTGAGCCACCTGCAGTCCATCCATAATCAAGTGTTGTATATCCTTGTGCTGTACTTGACAATCCTGTTGGAATTGGATATGTAGGTGAGAGTCCATTATCTGCAATTGCATATAGCCACGTACCATTCAGTACAGATGATAGGCCTGCTTCTTGAGCCATCGCTTCAATCCAAGTACCATTTGAAGCTGATGTTGCGCCTAAGTGACGTGCAATAGCTTCTTCCCAGCTACCGTTAACTGGGGATGTAAGTCCATAGTAATCTGCAATCGCTTCAATCCAAGAGCCATTAACTGGCTGTGTTGCACCGAGGCCTTCTGCTATTTGTTGAATGAGTGTATTTGCCATCTTTGTATCTTTATAATGATTGTTTAATATTCAGTATTTGTTTTTTTACTCAGTTGGGTATCTTATAATGACGATTCCAGGTCCGCCACCTTGTGAGCCACTTCCGTAGTTTCCACCCTTTCCACCACCTCCATAGCTTCCAGGTCCACCACCAAGTCCAGCATTACCCTGTGAGGCACCAGAATCACCCTGGCCACCTCCACCACCACCTGAGTAGTATGTTGAAGTTCCATTAATATCAGTTTGCTTTCCGTCACCTCCATTACCGTTTCTTGGTACAGCTGGTTGAGAATCCCCTCCTACTTGGCCAGCACCACCTCCACCACCAGCAGAGGCTCTTGTTT